TCCATTAAGAAATGAAACATAGGTACTCTGTTTGGTATAGAACTAAAACCAAATACACCTACTTCAAAATATTTATCGTGTGAGTCTTTTTGATCTCTTAGATAGTTACCTCGAACGTAACACTCTATTACAGGTATGTTTGCATTAAGATAAGCCATTAACTATTAATCTCCCCCCAATTGTCGCCCCATTCATAGTCAACTTTGTTTGGTACTTCTAGACTAACAGCATGCTCCATAATTTCAATTATCTTTTTTGCCTGTGCGTCATTCTCAATAGATAAATCTAACTCATCATGTATTTGAATATGTGGTATAATTCCTTCTTTATATAATTCTAACATAGATTTTTTTGTCATATCTGCTGCACTACCTTGAATTAATTTATTTAATGCTTTGTAAGTATATGCTCTTTTTATCCCTGGTCCGTGTTCCGCCAACGCATCTTCATGTGTCATAGCTTTATGCATACCGAAACTGTTTGGTTCCCATAGATGAAACCTACATAGTCTTCCAAGTAAAGTTCTTATCTGACCTCTGTCTTGCGCTCTGTTAGATGCTTTGTCCATCAGTTGTTTTACAAACGGTACTTTTGCGTGATATGTATTAAATAATTCTGCAGCTTTGTCTTTACTAACACCCAACTCTGCCTGAAGTTTAGCTTTACCCATACCATAAAATAATCCTAAGTTAATTGTTTTAGCTTGTGTTCTTGGTATCTCTGCCATGTCTGCAACAGTTTGGTGAAAGTCTGCGTCAGGATCTGATTCATAAGAATCAACTACATCATACACTGATGGTAATTTATATAATGCTGCGTAGTGTACAACAAGACGTGGTTCCTGTTGTGAATAGTCAAAGACTCCCCACTTACAACCTTCTTCTGGTATAAATAAAGATCTTATCTTAGGACCTAAGTCTTTGTTACGTGCTGGTATCTGCTGTAGATTAGGATTCTGATAAGAGAATCTTCCAGTCACTGTACCACCACCTGCATTTCTTAATTGGTTTATCTCTGCATGTATTCTACCTTTGTGTTCATAACGTAAAATAGAATCTATAAAAGTTGTATGCGCTTTGTTTACTTCTCTTGCCTTTGCAATCATATTTACAACAGGATGTTTATGTTCCTGTAAAAAGTTTTTTGTAAATGATGGTGCTTGTGTTTTTTCTGTTCTTTCAAATGGTATCTTTAAGTTCTCAAATACATCTGCTATACTACTTGCCGCCCATATCTGTGGACGTACATTAGTTTCTTTTTCTATCGCAGTTAATATATCTTGTTCTTCTTTTACTAAAGTTTTTTTAAGATTGTGTGCTCTTTCTACATCTACACGTACACCTTTAAATCTCATATCAACTAGACATGGAAATAAATCTGTTTCTAATTCCATAATAGATTGTAGGTCTTGTGATATAATTTCTTTTTTCATCTCTTGCCACAAACCATACGTTGCTTCTGCATCTCTTTCAGCATAGCTACCAACATTTAATGATGGCAATTTATACATTTCAGATTTTGGATCTATACCCCACTCAGCTGCTGCCTCTGCAAGTGCTGCTTCGTTTTTACCAAAACCATTGTACTTCCATGACAAACTATTTAAATCATATCTAAATCTATTTTCATCAGTCACAGCTGCCGCTATCATTGTGTCAACAATCATACCATTAATTGTTAGACCCATAGCTCTTATCCAACAAACATCATACATTGCATTGTGAAATATTTTTGTAGAGTTTGTTTTAAGAATATCTTTAAACCATTCTAAAACTTTCTTACGATCCATGTTACCACCACCCTCATGTGCAATAGGAAAGTATCCTTTGTAATGTGCAGTTGCTACAGCTATTCCTATAACTTCCCCATTACCTATTATAGATCCAGATCCTTTTTTAATTAAATCTGGGTCACGTGTTTCTAAGTCAATTGCAATTTCGTCAACTTCTCTTAAGTCTGGAAATTCTTTAGGTATAACCCATTCTGTTTGTGCACTAAAGGTAGGTATCTTCATCTTGTTTCCTTTTCATATACGTGATTAATTTGTATTTGTTTTGTTAGTTTATCTTTGTTGCTAAATGCATACAAAGCAGCGTCGTAGTTGTGTGGAAATATTTCCCAGTCAACTAGTCGTGGATATATTTCTAAATTAAACTTGTGTTTATCTATTTTAATAGTTTTTCTAATTACACTTCTTTTCATATTAAGTAACATAAAACTAATAGGCACGTAAACAAACCCATGTAATGTGGTATGTGATTATTTGGTTCCATAGTCCCTTTCTTTTATCATTTCTAAATAATGTATTGCTTTATCTATGTCTTCTATTCCCCCTTTGCGAGAATGTCTGCATATGTATTTTATAGCATTCCCTTCTGCAAAAAGCAATTTGTTCTTGTTTATAAACTCTGCCGGCTGTATTTTCATGTACATGTAATGAGTTCCCGAAACTTGTTTATGCAATGCTTTCGATGTCATAACCTTTGTCCTCCTGTTTAGCTGTCATTATATATAAATTTTGTTTTGTACGTGTGACTCCAACGTACCAAACTCTATGCTCTTCATCGTGTTTGTCTTCACTCTTGTCCACTGCTTCTCTTATTTTTTTTGTGTTATCTAAAATAATTAAAACATTTGTTGCTTCCCCACCTTTTGCTGCATGTATTGTAGACAGCCTTACTCTTGCAGGTTTAGATAATTGTTCTTCATTCCGTAACATTTCTCGGATGTACAAACATTCTTCATAGTCTTGTGTAAATACTTCGTACCACTCATTTGATTTATCTAAATCAAACTCTGCTAGATCATACATTCTTTCTTCTGTAGGGAAAGGATCTGGACTTTGTCCTGTCTGTTCTAAAACATCTTTTACTTCAGATAGAGATAGTAGATCTCCTTGTTGCCATCTAGTGTAATGTTTTACTGCTGTATACAATCTTGTCTTATAACTCTTTCTACCTTTTAGTTCAAAGTAAATAGCCATATCTTTTAAAACAGATTTTAGTTTATTTAATTTATCATTAGTTCTGGATAGAATTAACCAATCTCCTTCATACAAAGGTACATCTTCTATTGCCGTTATATATTCCACGGTCCCTGATTCCGGACGCGGTGCCCATGTTTTTTTAATACGCCTATCATCTGGTATGCGACTTAGTATTTGATCTGCAACAAATTGCACTTGTTGTGGCACCCTGTAAGATTGTGGCAAAATTATGTTTTTTGCAGGCTCATCTTGAAATCGTTGTACATCTGCACCTGCCCAGCCATAAATGGCTTGATCATCATCACCGGCTAGTATAACATGTTTAGAGTTTTTCTTAAGTATATCGTACATTTTCCACTGTATTGGCGATAAATCTTGTGCTTCGTCAATGAATATTACATCATATTTCGGACACAATTCGGCCACATTAAATTTTTCAATCATGTCGGTAAAGTCTACTAGACCATAAGCTTGTTTATAATTTTCTACTTCTTCTTTTAAAATCTGTAATAGATGTTTATCTATGTCTTCTGAATACATGTCGGTGTTGTATTCTTCTTCTACAGTTACATTCTTTATTCTTGCTGCATTAATTATATTAAAATATTCACTATCAGAATCTACAAAACCTGTCTTCTCTTCACCATTAGAATAAACTGTAACTTCTATTCCTAATTTACGACCTATGTCCTGGTAGTGTTCGTCTTGCATAACCTGAGCTTTCTTCATACCTAATTGTGTAAAAGCTAAAGAATGTAGAGTTCTAAAATGTTTTAGATCTTTTTTCTGAAATGCTGAGTGATAGTCTAACATTCTATCTACTGCTTCACCTGCAGCTTTAGTTGTAAATGCAAAGTATCCTATCTTATCAATAGGTGTCCCCAGTTTTAAAAATGTTTTAACATATCTTAATAACTTTGTTGTCTTACCTGTACCCGGTGGACCCAGTATTTTTCGAACAGCTTTCATTTATTTTGTCCTTTTATTATATGCTTTATTAAAGTAGTTGTAGGATTAAATTTATCATCAATGTGTGAACACCCTGTTAAGAGTGTTAAAATTATTAAATATTTTTTCATTACATTATCTCCGTATTATGTTTTAGTTTTGTATGATTTATAGTTACGTCTTTAAATTGTTCTATACTTATGCAAACTATGTTCTTCGTAGGTGTATTGTATTTATTTTTTACTGTGCTTGGATATCTTTTTTGTTCTAAAAATTGTATGTCACAATGTTTGTAGTTAGTTTTCATCATAACACCTGTTTTGTCCTCACCATGTTTCCAGTTTTTAGATTTTAGTTTGTCATAAAATTTATCAAACTTAAAGTATGCATAACCATCTTCTACTAATACTGTGCCAGATTTAAATGATGCATCGTTCATAGCTTTAGGTCCATTTATTTTTGCATGTAATACATCATGTAATTTTTCTCTTGGTGATGTACCTACTGGTGGATTAATTATTTTTTGTGTTTGGAATAACGCTTCTAAAACTGTTTGATCTTCTGGTGCTTTTATAATTGGTGGTGGAAACCCTGCAGCTTTTGCTATTGAGTTTCTACGTTTACGTTGGTCTGTTACATGTTCGATTGTTTTACAATGCACTGTTGCTTTACCAATGCCATCTGGTTTAGTAACGTCAAATTCATATTCTGGATCTGGTTCTATGTCTATCTTTCTTAAGTTTGTTAATACAGGATACTGTCCTTTTGATCCTGCTAGTATACCAAATTTCTTTTTAACACAGATACCTTTTTTACAAAAATCACTAATAGGACTTTGATTACAAGTGTAACCTTTTTCCGATCTGTTCCATGATCTTGTTTTTTGTTTTAATTTATTATCATCCCATGCGTTAGCGTGTTCTCTTGCAAAGTATTTTACTGGTGCATTTTTTACTTTCTGTTCCCAATTGTCTGGGTATTTCATTTTAACAAACACATGGTAGTTATACATAAATCTGTCTTTACCATCAAAATTAGATTGATTAGATATTTTAGATATCAATCCAAGACAAGGAGGTCCTTCAACAAAATCTTCATCTACGCCTTCCATAGATTGTTTTTCCATATCTTCTGTAATAGTTTTTAATTCATCTGCACTGGTTGTATTTGCATCTACAACTTTTATAAATTGTTCTAATGTAAAAAATGTACCATCAATATTAACGGCACGTCTTTCTCCGCCGTAGTATGGTAGATTAATAAATTGTCCTGGTTTTAAGATCCCTGTTTCCGGATCCTTTGTTAGTTGTGTTTGTTTAGGAAATATTTCACAGTCTGGTTTAAGATTAAATATAGGTAATAGGTTACTTAAGAATGATACAATAACTGTCGATTGTACAAATTCATTCATAAACAAATATAAATGTAGTCCGCCACTCTTAGACTCAACGGGCACTAATGGTAATTTATATTCTTGAATAGTTTCTAAATAAAATTTTTTGTCAAAGTCTTCATATTGTTTAGGGTCTACGTCTATGACCCCAAATACAGCAGTCCCTTTTTCATTAGTAGGCTGTATTCCAACAGATATGTTTCCGTTTAAATGTTCTTGATAAATTGCGTCAGTAAACTCTTCGTAGTTCCATCTGTATACAGGTTTTTTCTTACCACTTTCTGGATCAATAATAGCGTTAGTCCAATCTGCGATACCATACGCATGTCTATAGCCATTAAATATCTTTATATATTCTTGCATAATTATCCTGTCTACATGGGCCACTTAGTCTCCCAATTGGCCCATGCTGTGCACTTATTCTCTTAGAGAATTAGATAATGCTTTTACTTTCCGCTGGTTTTTCTTCACCATGCTTCGCTTTCACTGCACCCTTAGAGATGTTTTCAGAAAACGATTTAGCTTGTTGATAAAGACTTGCGTCAGTAATAGGACCAACTTTACTTACTTCCCAACCAAACCAAGTGCCTTTGTCATTAGACATTTGAGTAGTCTTTA